ACAAAGGAAGTCACAAAGACTTACGATGCTGGCGTGGAGTTTTTTCCTTGGGGAGGCGGCCCTGCGATCCGATCTACGGACTTTTGGTCTCGTAGTTTTAAGATCAAGGCGGTTGCCTGGTGCGAGCTTACCAGCCCTCACCTATCCGAACTGCAACAGCTGGGTCTGACAAACCCCGCATTAGTTGCATGGGAGCTAGTGCCCTTCAGCTTTGTTTTCGACTGGTTTATTCAAGTCGGAGACTGGCTGACTGGGATTACGGCCCTTCAAGGTGTGACCGTTTTGCGAGCGTTCATGAGCTCTGAGTTCAATGAGGGTTGGTCCTGGGCTTGCGAGCCGACCGTTAGGTCGGACGTGAGCTACAGGTACCGTGCCACCACTGGCCAGGCTTATGCGCTTACGAATAGGCACTATCAACGGGTTCCTTGGAGCCCAGATCCTAGTAGTCTTTCACCGCCGATTACGAACAGCTTTGGGTTTCCCAAACTTGTCACGTCGTTGGCGTTACTGAAAGGCAACTATCGTGGAAATGCTAGGCTTTAATTAAGCCGAAACGGACCACTCTTCCTTTTCAGGAGTATCATGGCAGCAGCTGCCGCACTGACGCTTAAGAACAACGCCGCCTCGAACGTCACGTTCGATGTCTATTCGGTCAATCCGGATAGCGTCGAATGGGTCGAATCGGGAGCGACGTCTATTCTTGGGACGTCACGCCTCGTCATTTCTCGGGTTATCCCGGCTGACAAGGCGGCGGGTGTTTATCGCATCCGTGGCAAACTGACGCGTCCGGTTATCAACGGCACGTCTGGTCTTCTCGACGGTACCCTCACGGGCACGTTCGAGATTCTCCGTCCCGCCGCCTTAACCGTGGCCGAGACTGATGAACTGTACGCTCGCTTCAAAGAAGCGGTCGCGCAGGCTATCGTCAAGGCTGCGGCTGAAAGCGGCGCCATTCCTACTTAACCTAACCAATGAAAGTCCCATTACCCATGTGTAATTCAAGCGAATTGATTACGCTCAAAGACATGGCTCAATGCCTGTCTGATGCCAGGGTTCTTCTCCTTAATAAGGATATGTGCCCTGACACCTATGTTGCTCTCCTTGAAGAAGCCTCCCGGCTTATCAATGGGGTTGTAGCATTTGTAGATGGGCTGGAGTTGGAACTAGATGAAGAGGATGAACAGGAGGTCGATGCTATCCTCAACCACTGTAAAGTGGTTGAATCGCATCGTCACAGCCCTTGCTTCCAGGGAGGGGACTACAGTCTCTATCGTAGTCTTCAAACTCCTTGCAGCATTCCTGGTCTGGAAGTCTGGGAGCTCGATGCGAAAGCATTCGAACCCCTTCGACTCCACGACTGGGGGCTGTTCTGACCAGACTGAGGGCAAAACAGAATAATGCCCTCTTCGGTTCTCTGCGGTCGATCTGCAGGGATTATAAGGTTCCGGA